AAAAGGATGACCTATCAGAATACTCTGAAAAGGTTAAACAACGTCTTAGCCAAATGAAAAAGGTTTGGCATGACGAACGACGTGAGAAAGAACGGGTTGCTAGAGAAAAAGAAGAAGCTTTAGCGTTCGCTCAGCACGCTTATGAAGAGAACAAACGCCTAAAAGAACGGCTAGGTACCGGCGAGAAAATCTTTATTAGTGAGATGACTAAATCAGCTACCTCAGAAGTTAATACGGCGAGGGAGGCACTAGAACGGGCATATGAGTCCGGTGATCCTAAAGCTATCGCTCAGGCTCAAGAATTACTGATTGATGCCAAGGGGAAGTTAAAGGAAACACAAAATTTTAGACCTACCCCTTTACAAGACGATAATTATGCTGTACAAGCCCAACAACGAACTCAGCAACCAGCCAGAGTAGAACGAGACGACAAGGCCGAATCTTGGCGTGAACGTAACTCTTGGTTCGGATCAGACGAGGAAATGACCTCACTCGCGCTGGGTACGCACGAAAAACTGGTCAGGGCAGGGTACGATCCACGCAGTGATGAGTACTACCGCCAAATAGATTTAACTATGAGGAAGCGATTCCCCGAGCAATTCGAGGAAGAACAACCTCAACCAACGGGACAGGAAAGACCTGCTCCACGCAAAAGCCCAACTGTTGTTGCATCAGCTACGCGCTCAACAGCGCCACGACAAATTCGTTTGACTTCATCGGAAGCGGCTATTGCTAGATCACTTGGCCTTACCCCTGAAGCTTACGCACGTGAAAAAATGAAACTGGAGAACAGCAATGGCTAATACTGAAAACCGTCTCGCCCGTGAAGCCGAAACTCGCGCTACCACGCAACGTCCGACAACTTGGAAACCACCTGAAACATTACCTTCTCCGACTCCACAGCCGGGTTGGGTGTTTCGATGGATTCGTACAGCGATTATGGGGCAATCTGACCCTACTAATACGTCTGCAAAGCTACGTGAAGGATGGGAACCGTGTAAAGCGGAAGATCATCCAGAGTTGATGTTACAAGCTGATCCAAATAGCCGATTTAAAGGCAATGTTGAGATCGGCGGGCTATTGTTATGCAAAGCACCTGAAGGGCTAATGAAACAGCGTGATGACTATTACGCTAAACAAGCAAAGGCTCAGATGGAGTCAGTAGACAATAGTTTTCTACGCCAAAGTGATGCTCGTATGCCTCTCTTCTCAGAGAAGCGAACCGATGTCTCATTTGGCAAAGGTAAATAATTTTTTAGGAGATTTTTATGGCTAATACTGCTTCTCCGTACGGGTTACGTCCGGTCAATTTGATCGGCGGTCAACCTTATGCGGGTTCGTTTCGTGAAATTCCAGTGACTTCTAACATTGCCACTGCTATCTACAATGGCGACGTTGTTCAAATGGGTGGTGTAACTGCTGGGCAACCTAACCCTATTACTGCTACTCCAACGGCAGGTACTACCCCCGGTATTGTAGGGGTATGTGTGGGTGCACGTTACCAGAACCCAAGTTCTGCTGGTGGTCAGTGGATGTACTCTCAGTACCTCCCTGCTAACGCTATTACTAACGGTTATACCAATGTGTATATCCGCGTAGTAGATGATCCAGATGCATTGTTCCAAGTACAGGCCGTCGGTTCTGTAGCTGCTACTTTACGTGGTAAGTTCGCTGCCTTAGAAAACTTTGGTGGTTCTATTTTTACTGGTAACTCTATAATTCGTCTTAGCACTCCAGCTAATACGGCTACTTTGGCTATGCGTATTGTTGACTTCGTTGATGCAGGTAGTAACTATACTGACTGTATCGTGAAGTTCAACTTTGGCGTACATATGTACTACAACGCGATTGCGTTGTCTAACTAATAGGGAGCAATAATAATGGCTATTTCACGTTCACAATTACTTAAAGAGCTGCTCCCCGGCTTGAACGCTTTGTTCGGTTTGGAGTACAAGACCTATGGCGAAGAACACAAAGAAATCTACGAAGTAGAAACTTCTGAGCGTTCTTTTGAAGAAGAAACCAAGTTGGCTGGCTTTGGCGCTGCCCCAGTTAAAAACGAAGGCGCTGCCATTGCTTATGACAATGCGCAGGAAGCTTGGACTTCTCGCTATAACCACGAGACTATCGCTCAGGGTTTCAGCCTGACGGAAGAAGCCATCGAGGACAACCTCTATGACTCTCTGTCTAAGCGTTACACCAAGGCTTTGGCTCGTTCTATGGCCTACACGAAGCAAGTTAAAGCCGCTTCCGTTCTGAACAATGCATTCGCTGCATCTGGTTATAACGGCGGTGACGGTGTTTCTCTGTGTAATCAGAACCACCCACTTGTTTCTGGTGGCGTTAACAGCAACACCTTCGTGACCCAATCTGACCTTAATGAAACTTCTTTGGAAGCCGCAGTTATCCAGATTGCTCAATGGACCGATGAACGTGGTCTGTTGATTGCTGCTAAGCCTCGTAAGCTGATCGTTCCTCCGGGCTTAATGTTCGTTGCTAAGCGTCTGCTCGACACCGAATTGCGTGTTGGCACGACTGACAACGACATCAACGCTCTGAAGGCGATGGGCTCGATTGCTGAAGGCTACACCGTTAACCACTTCTTGACCGACCCTAACGGCTGGTTCTTGAAGACGGATGTACCTAACGGCTTGAAGCACTTCGTTCGTAGCCCACTTGCTAACTCTATGGACGGCGACTTCGACACAGGCAACGTGCGTTACAAGAGCCGCGAGCGTTACAGCTTCGGTTGGAGTGACCCACTAGGCATTTTCGGTTCTCAAGGTGCCTAAG